CACGGAACCCCCTCCGCGTTTCCCTGGAATCAGTGACAAACTACTGCGCACCTGGGCAGCACACTTACGTAGCAGTCCTGGAAACGAAGACGCGGTATCCCGAACCTTCATCGAAGCTAAACAGCTGATGAAGGAAGTTTCAACCGGTGGTCGTAACACCCAACTGGCAGAGGTCCAGCTTACCGCTGCACGCTGGGTAGTTGATCACCTATCCAAAGAAACGAAGAGGGAGTCAGTTCCATCAAGTGGGCCACAGTCAAAGACAACTCCAACGGAGAGTCGAGACAAGGGCAAACAAATCTGCACGGCCAGCAACGCTGAGCCAACCCCGGGCTTAACCGGAGAGGCTGGACGAAGACAGTCCTCCTCAAAACGTTCTTTCACAACAATCGCACCCCCGACCAGTCCAACTGGTCGAAATGCGACATGTCACCCTCATGATGAGAAGAAGTCGACGGTTCTACAATCCGTCTTTTCTCTCATCAAGGAGGCGACAACACTCCTTGGTTGCGATCAAGGAAGCGTTCATGTCGTACATGGGTTACCGCGTAATGCGGCGGCCATGCGAAAGTGTAGTCTTAAGCACTGTGAAAAGAACAACCTCGGAATTGTCAGGAAAAACTGGCTGGCAATATCCGAAGCACTCAAGCTCGTGTATGGCGACATCAGATCGTCAACGAACCGACCGTGGAACCGACACATCGTAATGAGGATGTATCGGCTAGTCCGATCGGTCGTGTTCGGAGGCGTCCCATCGCTGAAAGCGTTCGCACACAATGTGCGTCTAAAGCTAACAGCTGGTACGGGAACACTTCAGAACCGCGGTAAAACCGCTCAACATCTGATGATCGCCAGTACACTCACGCGAGGACTCGTCTTGAAAGCTCCATCAGATGAAGCGATCAAGATCGAGTGCAGCTCTGCTCGCCAACGACTGTGCGAGCCGGCACCCCTGCCACCGAAGAGGATCTTGGATGAACTCAAAAAGTTCATCGAGATCAACTTCAAAGGGAAGACTCTCACCCGGATGGATGAGAGGTCAATCCCAATCCCCGGAGGATCGGCCTGCTATGAGCAGTCGATTCTCAAGGGAGGTAGCGCGTACGTCTACAAGATGTACACCGCACGCTCCAAAGAGGAACGTGAGCGGGATGCCCGTGCTCGTGCAGTCACGCGT